ACGGTCAACTATGGTTTAACCCAGCTGTTGGCGAAGTTGATATTATGGTACACAATGGATCTACAGGGAAGGGCTACAGAAATGTATTTGCTACTTCAGATCCAAGCGGTCCTCAAGTATCCGCAACTGCACCAACAACACAAAGCGACGGAACTGCACTTGTTCAAGGCGATTTGTGGATCAGTACAGCAGATTTAGAAAACTTCCCAACAATCTATCGCTGGGACGGCGAATTACTAGCATGGCAATTAGTTGACAAGACTGATCAAGTATCTGAAGAAGGTATATTATTCGGCGACGCTCGTTGGGACCTTAATGGCGAAGAAAGCACACCTGCAACAATCGTTGATTTGTTGACTAGCGATTTCTTAGACTTTGACGCACCAGATCCAGATCTATATCCAAAAGGTATGTTATTGTGGAATACACGTAGATCCAGCGGCAACGTTAAGCGTTACGTTAACAACTACGTTGACACCACAGCAGACAATACAAAAATGCCTGGTAGCCCATCTATGAGCGATTACTGGACCGACCGTTGGGTAACTGCTTCTGCTAACAACGAAGACGGTTCTGGTTCGTTTGGCCGCCATGCACAGCGTAAAGTTGTTGTTGCTGCACTTAAGAGTGTAATCGACACCAGCGAAGAGATTCGCGATGAAGAGCGCAGAAACTTTAATATCATCGCTGCTCCTGGTTATCCAGAAGTAATGCAGAACTTAGTTGGCCTAAACATTGACCGCGGATTAACAGCATTCGTTGTTGGTGATACTCCACTAAGATTACGCTCAGATGCTACAACATTAACAAACTGGGGTACAAACGCTAACTCTGTAACAGACAACGGAGATGACGGTATTGTAACCTATGACGAATACATGGCTGTTTACTATCCAAACGGTTTCACAACAGACCTAAGCGGTAGCAATGCAGTTGTTCCTGCAAGCCATATGATGCTTAAGACAATCGCTCTAAGCGATGCAGTAAGTTATCCATGGTTTGCTCCAGCAGGTACACGTCTGGCGGAATCGTTAACGCAACATCAGTTGGTTATATCGATTCGCTAACAAACGAATTTACAACAGTTCAATTGAACGAAGGCCAAAGAGATACACTATACGAATTGAAGATCAATCCGATCCCATTCTTCGTAGGTGTTGGTCACGTTGCGTTTGGTCAGAAGACTCGCGCTAAGAATGCTTCTGCACTAGATAGAATCAACGTTGCACGTCTAGTAGTTTATCTACGTAGCCAATTGAACAAACTCGCAAGACCATACTTGTTCGAACCAAATGACAAACTTACCAGAGATGAAATCAAAGGTGCAGCAGAAAGTCTATTGTTAGAACTAGTATCGTTGAGAGCGATCTATGACTTCGTGGTTGTTTGCGATGAAAGCAACAACACACCAAGCAGAATTGATCGAAACGAACTCTATGTGGATATCGCGATTGAACCTGTCAAAGCAATTGAATTCATTTACATTCCACTAAGACTCAAGAACACAGGAGAAATCTAAAATGGCAATTACTTCACTAGGTAGATTTGGCGTACCAGCAACCGATGCTGCATCAAGCACAGCGTTGCTGATGCCAAAACTAAAATATAGATTCCGTGTAACATTCTTAGGATTTGGCGCAGGCGATACCATCGAGTTGACCAAACAAGTGATCGACACCGGTAGACCAAAAGTCAGTTTCGAAGAAATGCCAATCGAAATCTATAATTCCAAAATTAAACTGGCAGGCAAATATTCTTGGGAAAATATCACTGTTAACCTAAGAGATGATGCTACAGGCAATGTACAAAAGGCTGTCGGTCTTCAAGTTCAGAAACAGTTTGATTTTATGGAACAATCTTCGGCACGTTCTGGTATCGATTACAAGTTCCAGACAAACATCGAAGTCCTAGACGGTGGCAATGGTCAAGACGCTGTATCTGTTCTAGAAAGATTTGAACTATATGGCTGTTTCTTACAGAACGTTGACTATGGTGATCTGAACTACGGAACTAACGAACATGCTACAATCGCTCTAACAATCGTATATGATAATGCTATCCAATTTGGTGCAGGTATTACAACAGGCGTTGATAGAGGTATTGGTGCTGCTGTTGCAAGAAATCTTGGAAGTACAACAACAGGATTCAGCGGCGCTTAATTGATTTAGTAAAACAATCAAAC